TGCTGCGTATGGTAATCGCTGTCTGATTGCCCTTGTTCGGCACGACCGTGCAAGCGGTGAACGTTTCATCTTCGGCAAGCGTAATCGTATCGCCGCCGGTCGCCGCCGTCAGCGCGGCCGAAAGAGTTGTGTGATCACAGCCAGATGCGCAAACAGTTCGAGTTGTTTGAGCCTCTGCTACTCCACCGGATAGAAGAAATACTGAGGCAGCAATGAATAGGATCTTTCGCATAAGAGGGTCTCCAAGATTTACCGAATACCAAGACGCTTCACTGCCCCAGGAATTTCAGGCACCACAGTTTCAGCCAAGAACCGACTATTGAGTTCTACAACAACTTTTCCACCGCCACCACCCCGAGGGATCACTCTCTCACCGGGAGTGAGCATGGCAGGGACGGTATCAGATCCTCGGGGTTTAAAAGCAACGACTCCACCACGCGCATAGTAGGAAGGCTCCTGAACTTCGACACCTGAGTCAATGTCGGTGCGATCAATAGAAGCTCGAACGCGGATTTCTTTCTTGTTTACTTCATCGATGGCGCCGGTAATGCCATAGAGAATGGCGTCTCGAACTTCATAGATAGCTTTAGTAACGCCGTCAAACGCCTGGGTCATGGTCTTAGACCAAGAGACATCCTCGAGATCCTCGAACTGATTCCCATTTTCATCAACTAACTTACCCATCTTCAGCAAGTCCTCGAGAACTGGCTTCAGGGCGATGGGAATTTCAGTGCCGGTGAGAATTGCCTTGGAAAGAAGATCACTGTATTGTTCGGCCTGTCTCGAGAGGATCTCCTCGTAGTTGATTCCTGCGCCCTTCAGAAGATTCGTCTTCTCGAGGAGTTCGTTGAAAAGATCGCCAAGAGCTGCCGCTCGATATTCATCACCAAGGTCAGTCCAAGTGAATCCATACTCCTGCATTGCCGCGTTCAGCTTGTCGGTCTTATTCTTTACTTCATCGAGGATCTGCGCGAGGAATTCAGGATCCTTGGAATCGAAAGCTCCCTGGATGTTAATTCCGACCATTCGAGCATTGAGGGCTAGACGCTGCATACTGCCGGCGGCTTTGACAGCTTCATTTGTCAAAGTCTTCATATCTGCAGCAGCTTTCTTCATTCGCTTCTCGTAGTCCGTATCGCCGAACCCAAAGAGCTTACCGAAGATTCCAATGGCTGCTGTGGTTCCGGCGACGAGAGCGCCGACCCAATCACCCTTGGCAAGATTTTCCATGATTGCTTGACCGGCTCGAGCGGCCATCGCACCTATCTCAGCAAACTTACCGGGGATAGAATCCAGAATGGATCCGACGTCGGAAAGATAGCCGCTGACTTTCTTCCATTTAGACTGCTCCTCGAGATTCTTCTTGGCAGCTTCAATAATACTGTGAATTTTCGCTTGCTGAGTTCCCAGCTTATCATTCATCGACTGAAGATCCGGGATAGTTTGAGCTACAGCTCCCCGAGCGTGAATCAAATCATCAAGCCAAGTGCTCTGCTTGGGAACGAGATCTGTTAAGATATCGAGTTCCTCGCGCTGAGCCTTGACATAATCCTTAATACCAATAGTCGTTGATCTAATCCACTCGTCTGTCTGCTTACGAAGACCCATGGAAAAGTTTATGCGTCTGATGAATTCCTTGATACCTTCATCTGAGTCCTTCACCATCTCATTGAGCTTACCATATCCCTGTGCGAGATTAAGCATCTCATCGCGCTGCCTTGCAGCGGATGCGCCGCCAGAGAGAAAGCCAGGAGAGATCTGTGGAGTTCCTACACGCTGATCTTGAATTTCGGAAAATTTCTTCAACTCTGTGGTAAGACCCAACATTCGACGGAGCCAGTTATCGTCGTCTTTTCGGGTTAAAATCTGCCACCATGATTCGCTTGATTTTGCCGCGCCATCGATCGCTTCTGCGACCTTCCAAATACCAAATCCCAAACCGATAAACGCGGCAGTCGCGAGGGCTGGAATGGAAACCAAAGATGCAGCTAAGCCAGCGATAGAACTCCCAAGGCCACTAACAAGCGCTGACAATCCACCGATCTGAGCTGTCAATACCATGGTGCCTGCGAACACCTTCATTGCATTAGCTGCTCGGATAATTGTATTTCCGAACCCAGACCAAATAGTTGCAGCACTCGCTATGTTAGTAAGAATGTCAGCTCCGGTTAGCGTCTCTACTGCAACTTGAGTCCCTTTGATTGCAATAGCCGCACCCCCAGCTGCTATGGTCATTCTTCTAAACCACTCGGGTGCATCATCCCAAGCTTTGCGGATATTCACCCAAACGTTGTAGATCCACTCTGAAATATCTGCGACTGCCTGAATGATGATCGGACCGTAATAAGCCACGTTTTTCGCAAAACGATCAATCCAACTCACGATCACTTCGAGGGCAGTCTGACCTGCCCCACCAAAATTCTTGACCAACGCTTCACCGATCTTGTTTACTGCATCGGTGACGGCTGAGGAAGACGCTACTCTCTTCGCTAGCTCATCTCCCCAATTCCTAATCTTGGTGATAGCAAATTCCATCTGCTCACCAAAATCTCGTTGTTGGGCTCCTGCTGCTTTAACTTTCTGATTCAATGCTTCTAGAATAGCATTCTGTCGAGCGGCAGTTCTCCCAGCTTCATTAAGCTGACTAACTTCAACTCCCAGGCTCTTCGCTAAATCTTTGGTGGCCTTCTCGAGATCGATCTTTCCAATGCGCATCTCGAGGGATCTCGTGCGACCGGTCAGCATCGCTTGGCTGACCAAGTCCAACATATCTTTGGTAGGACCAAGACCTTGGTTTTGTAGAATGAAGGCAGCTCGACTCAGATCTCCGAATTGACTCGATGTTAGCTTGACGTCTCCAGCCAGAAGCTTGGAAGCGCTCTTCATCAGATCAAAGTCGGTGACTGTTCCCAGTGTGCCTTCTCTCATAGCCATCAATGAAGCGGTAGCAATATCTACCGACCCTGAGAAGTTCTCGAACGTCGCTGCGACGTCGTTAACATCGGCACCCCTGTTTCCCAGTCCAATGATCGCTCCGGAGATACCTCCAATGGCTCCGATAATGGCAGACCCTCCCAAGACTACTGTCTTAGAGAGAGCCCCGAATTCAGAGGCAAATTGAGCAACGCTCCTAGCCGCAATAGTTAGACGACTCGAGAGCTCGTCTTCTATCGTAAGCTGGCCTGTAAGGGTGCCGATATTCATCAGTGCATAGCCTTTCGGGCTTGTTCGATCATAGCGAGCTGTTCCGCCGCTTGCTGCTCGACCATCTGCTGCTCTTCTACAGAACGTGGACCTTCTGGTGTATCATTCGCGTGCATCACTGCTAGAACTTTCAATATTGAAAATTGCTGCTCTACTGTTTGCTTCGGCTTCTCTTCTACTTCTCCGAACTTCAACAGAGCTTCCTCGAGCGTCAGAGCTTTCTGTCCCTTCCCTCGATTTATGTTGTAAAGAATCTGAACTATAGAAGCTGCCCGGTAGTCTGCTCGAATTTCCACATCCGGCTCTAGCTCATAGTAGTGCTCCCACCCACGAAATTGAGCTGCTGTGAGGTGTCGTAACATTCCATCAACGTTCAAGATACGAAACCTCTCAGCCAGCTTATGTGCAAATCGTCTTCGGGGAGAGAGCCTTAGTCGTTTTTTGCTTTCTCATCCTGTTTTACGCGGAGCCCATTTAGATCCAGAATTTCTTCAACAATCCGCTGGACCGTCTTATGGGGCAACGCTCGGAACTTTGTGATGTTCTTCGGATCATCCGCATAGCGTTTGTACTCCGGAGCCGGACCCACCAAGCTCTTACACAACAGCCGAAGACCAGCCGTCCGCTTGGCTTCTCCTTCGCTCGCCTCTGACCACTCGATCATATCGCCAGCGGAGACCGATCCGATCTGGACCTTCTCACCTTCTCGGAAGCCATTGATAATCCGATACTCGACTTCACTCGCTCCGAGGATGTCTTCCATTGATCCGTAGATCTTTTCTTCACTCATCTCAAACCTCATTTCCCCACACAGAAAGTAGACATGCCGGTTCTCTGATGACACCCTGACCCTGCTGAACCGGCAAGAACAGAATCAGGGTGCTGCGTGGGGCAGCTCTTATACGCCAATCAACACGTTGTTGATTACCATCCGGCCACTAAACCGGATGCCCACATCGGCAGTCGAAAGACCGTCGACGGGAAGCGTAATATTGTTGATTTGCTTGACCTGTCCCGAAGCCACCCAGGTATTAACAAGATCTGGGAAGATGATCTTGAATCCATCAAGCGGCGGAGGATTGGTGATACAAGACTTGATCAGACCAGTGAGATGGTCGTGAGTTCCGTCCGAGGGAAGGAAGTTTAGTTTGATCGTGAACAGGTCTCGACGCAGAACACCCATGACGTACTGGTCAATGTTGGTGTTGTGCTGTAGTGCATCAAATTCGTTGTGATCGAGACCGGGCAGGGTAATGTCGCCGAGTTCCGCGATCGTCGTAAACGAAGTCGGTGTAGCAACGGGAGCACGCTGAACGACCGCGCCATGTCCAGACAGAGGCATGTTCTTTCTCCTTTATAAGAGAACACGAAAGACTTGCAAACTTGCAACAACTTACAAACGAACCGTATTCAAAGCCCCTTTCTCCCACGCTACGATGCTTGTTTTTCGATGTCCAAATTAAATACGATCATCGGACGACCCTTGTCATCCAAGCCAATATCTGTTGGCTCCTGCCGTGCCGTGATACTGTGGTATCTCACACCACTTATGTCGGTGTTGAAGACTCCGTCCAAGGCTAGATATGCGGCCTTGGCTTTGGTTCGAGCTGTCAGATACGACTTCGCTCGAACTACCACTTGAACTGTTGGTCTTTGAGTATTTGCTGTTCCTACATTGTGGATCCTGGTTGGTCCAGATCCACCCGTTTCAATCAAGGAGATGTAAGGTCCGTCTAGCTCGGGAATCACTGCCTTTGACCCGAGAAAGATGGAGGTTCCGTATACACCTACGGACTGAGCTACCAGTCGATCCTTCAATTCATCAAGCAGCATTAAAGCCTCACCCTATTGAGATGAATTCGCCTCGCAACGCGTGAAGCCATATGTGGTCGACTCTCATTCAGCACAGACTCCATGAATTTCCACTCACCCACAGGATGAAATGCGTCTGGATTTTCATGAACGTAGACAGCATAGGGAGCCTGAGTGCCTGTTACAATTTCAACGCTGATCGTTCTTCCCTTACGCTCTGGCTCCAACACGTGAATAGAGTTTCGAAGATTTCCAGGATGCGGTGCATTAGGCGTTGTGTCCACCGGTGTGCGCTTTTTCATCTCCGTCACTTCAATCTGTGCTTCCTGATAGAGTGCCGCAGCCACATGGTCCGGGTATTTCTCAACATATTTCTTGAGAGTCTGGATCATTTGCTGGGCACCCTTCAGCATCTTTAGACCTCTACTCCACTCTTGAGTTCTTGCCAAATTTGACCGCTAACAAGTGGCTTCGGTGGTTCAAATACGGAATCAAGTAACTGAACCCATCGTTGCCCAATGGTATCCCATCGAAATCGATCCTCACTCACTCGAGACATCCCGAGGGAGCCTATGAGCTCGCGGTGTGCATCATCTCTATAGAGAGTATCGAGAGCCGCGACAAAAGCTTTCTCATCCGCTATACCCCCAATAACATTCACAGTCGGGGAGAACATCTGCGGAGCTGTAGACATGCACGGCACCAAAGCTGCCGCTCCTTTGGCCCAATCTCCGAATGCAGACCAATCTGGTAGAATACAGGGAACAGAGCAAGCCATCGCTTCCATGGCTGGGAGACCCATACCTTCACCCTGAGTGGTGGAAATCAACACGTCAAAGCAATTGTACAAATCTCGCATTTGATCATCAGCTTTACCATAGAACATTTCTGGCTCGTACAGAATCGTTCGATCGTGGATTCCATAGTATCGAGCCATTGCTGGTACATTGATGCTCTCGTCGCCGGTAGGTGCCATATGCAAGAACAAGTAGGCATCCTTGACACCATATTCGTGCACCCACTTTGCAAAATATCGGAGCGTCAAATCCCACCGCTTACGTGGTTGGTTTCGGTTCACATTTCCAACAATGAACTTACCCTTGAAAGGAGTAAGCTGTGCGCGCTCCATCGCCAACTCACGATCGCAGGGATAAAAGGTCTCAAGGTCAACCCCGAGAGGGATGATCTCCCCACGTCCAGCGAATCCACCTTCTCGAGCCTCGTCGTACGCAAACTGCGTCCAAAAAACTGAGACCGTAGTATCCTGGATCCACCGACCATCAAAACACTTCCCGTCTACGGCTACTGCACCGACGATGGGAAGATTGGCAAATTGTGGAAACTCATATTCGTGATTCTGAGTCTTCTGCCTCAGAGCATTCACGTAGTAAGGAAAATACCACCCATCCTGTTGAATCATGATGACGTCGGGTTGCACCTTACCGCACATCCACAGCAGCCGACCGACCCCGAAGGCATCTCCACCAGCGGCAGCAGTATAGACAGGGTAGGGAACACTCGGCGGATCCCCCCGATGATTGATACCCAATACTGTCACGTCAAAATGCGGATGAAGCCGAGCAAGAATCTCTTTCGTCGCCCGCCCAAAGCCGCTCGGGACTTCCGGACTATCTCCGATAAACAGAATCTTCTTTTTCATTGATCTCTTAGCCCCACGCTAATTTTCTCTACTGTCACTATCGGTGCCCACTTTTCTAGAATCTGTTTCCTAAACTTCTCACACGCCGCTCGGTATGCGGTGTTCTCATTATCAATCTCAGTAGAGACTTGTCCGACCTCATACCCGTTGATAAGAACGCGCCATTGAATCACGTGTTGTGTCCTAGCAATGCGATCACTTCAGGACGCCACACATATTCCTCTGGTGCCCAACCGCTGCTCTCGAGGAAGGCACAATCTCCACCCAGGAAGGACTTCCAAGTCCCCAGCTTCTCAGGCTCGTTGGGAATTAAGAACATTGGAGTTCCCAAGTTGCCGCACTTGATTTCCTTCTCGTTCCACAGAGTAATCCCATTCGGGAATCTCATCCGAAATAAAATCGGTTTTCCTTCCGCCTTTGAGATAGCATCTCCCATCAGAGATCTGGTTCCAGGAGCATACACATCGTCATCATCAATATGAGCAATGTATCTGCCCTTAGCGAAAGGTGTCGCAAAGTTCCGCTCCGTATGCCCCCAATCCTTTCCCGGCTTGCAGTCAATAAATCGAGCTCTTGGGTCATTCACTCGAAACCCATCGCTCACAATAAGAATTTCGTCTCCCTCCCGACATTCAATGGAGTTCAGAGTCTTGATAAGAGACTCTCTCCCTATCGTCGGCACTATGAACGTGATCATCGCTTCCACCAATATCCCAGTAGAAACCCTACCACTAAGCCTACACCCAAACCCACGAACATCATCGGAACTACACCTGTTCCGATCATTGGCTGGCTCCCAGAAGGAGCGGAAAACGGGCAAGGATAGCCCAGGAGCCCCGATCCCTAGCGGGCCTAGGGGGAAGGTTAGCCGGAATTTGGGCCGTTCCTGGCGTACTCATCGAAACGCTTCCTCCAAGCCCCATTTCTTCGCGTAATTCGTCTGTGCAATCTTGAACTTACGGTGATGCTCCATAAGTTCAGCGTGGGTGGCAACTTCTAGTGTGGAGCTGCGGTGATGGATTACCCCACACTCCACTTCTTCAGCTTCAGCGTTCCTAGGCTTAGTTCCCCGACCGTCCAATCGCTGTAGGTAATCGTCATCCTCGTAGTAGCCGTAGCCAGGAGAGATCTCTTCATCAAACTTCCCAAGCTTCTGGACGCAAGCATCACGAAGAACAAAGCATGAAAATCCACACCCAGCCGCCCACACGAGATCAGCCTTAGAAGCTAGAAGCAGCTCGAGGGAATTAGGTGCAAACTCAATGTCGTCGTTGACAATGACGCGCTCTTCTTCTACCCTATCGATAAACAGATTCCAGGACTCCGCAATCCCGAGTGGTCTGTCTGGTGTGTGAATCCGAGTCCGAATCTCAAAGTCTCCCAGAGCCTCGAGGAGTTTCTGATGATTGCGACCATTATTGATAATGCAATATGAGTCCGGCTTGACGTTGCTGGCTTGACAAGAACGGACCATCTTGCGAAGCAAGTCATACCTTTTAAGAACAGGCACACAAATGTTAATCATACTGCCACCCCCACGATAGCAGATAGTTTAGCCACCGCTTCGCCGACAACCTGTCGGTGGCGTTCCCAATACTCAGGTGTACCAATCGACATCTTCAGGTCGTTGGCTTCGGCAAACGTTGCGTCGGGCTTGTAGCCAGCCCAATCGTGCGCGATGTGGATGTCGGGCAACATCAACAATCGGTCGAAGTGTGCCACAATATCCCGAAGATAAATGTCACCCCAAAAAATCCTCGGGTCATACATCCCGCCGATGCTCTCTACCATCTTCCGGGAGACAACGCTAAATGGGTAATGCGTCGCGTTCAAGGTGTTCACACCGAGGTTGAAGATGCCGTCGGGGAATCTGTTCGCCGCATTCAAAATCAGCTTGTCCCATGCCTCGGTCTGAAAGAGCATGTCGTCGTTGCCAACCATCAGCACGTCGCCACTAGCCAAGCTCAGTGCATCTTGTAAGAACTGCGGAGTGCTCTTATAACCTCCGTGACGCGGACCACGATAAACCCCGCCCTTAAGCCTCCAAGGGATGGTCTGAAGGAAATTTCGGGTCTCCTGGTCATCATGGTCAATGCGAAAGATCAACTCTGCGCGGCCAGAATATGTTCGCTCGAATGACGCAATCATTGCCTTCAAACGTTCGACACGTTTGCGAGTAGGAACGAGGACGGAGATTTTAGAGAAAGTCATTTCCGAAATACCAACGCATAGAACGGTCCAAACTGAATACGATACCAATACTCAAAGCGTCGCATCCACTCACAACGCCATGAGCAGTCCCACTGAAAACCGAGCCTCATCTTTAATGCCCCGCGTAAGTCAGCGTCGAAGCTGCCGCACTCGGCAGCACTCCACTCCGAGCCGCCTCTTCCTGCTTCTGTCGGATCCGCACATCTTCCTGCCACTCGGCCTTCGCCCACCCATGCTCGACCAGAAAGTGGAACATCTCATTCTTGATCTTGAACATCTCTTCGACCGTGGCACCGTGAGGTCTCACCAAGATCTCGTCTCTATCCGAGAAGCCTACAATCCACTGATTGTCATAGTTGTAGTCTACGATGTCGATGCCGCTCTCCTGCGGGTGCGTCCACCACCGCGAGCCGGGATATGGGATGCCCACAGCGAGATTGCAGCTGTCAAGATAAGGCTTGACGGACAGCAACCACTCTTGCGTCTCGCGCATAGTCTCTGGGGTCTCGCCCGCCATGCCAATGACCAGGAACGCGATCGTATAGAATCCGTGGTTCTTCGCATTAATGATTGCTTCGGTGTTCTGCTTTACTGTCGTATTCTTTTGGTTAGCATCAAGAACTCT